TGATTGTCAGATACGGTAACCGGTGCTGCCGGTTGAGGTTGATATATACGGAAGCGCATATGACAGTTTTACGTTTTTAATAAGATTCATATTATTCACCCCTTCCTTACGACGCTGCGAGCTTGACTCTGCGGAAAGCTTCGCCTAATACGGGCATTCCATCGCATTCAAGCCTGCCAATAAACCCGACCTGATTTGTCTCTGCATAGAGCTCATCAAGTCTCTGAATTTGCATGTCAAGAGCATCAGCAATCCAATACTTTGAAAAATCGCCGATTATACCAACATAACTGGAGGCCGTAAAGGTGTTGGGTGCATATTCTGAAATAACATACGGTACTTCAAGGATCCTATCGGGAGTACCCGCACTGATTCCAGGCTGCCAAATATAATCGCCTTCGCCGGTCTTGAGCTTTCTGATCTGCTTGATCGCGTCACGGTGGAATACCCACCTTGCCGCCGCCCAGTACTGGCTTTTCAGAGCGTATTTAACCTCGATCAAGCCGTCTGTCTGAATAGATGTTGCCGCGTTTCCGGTTGATACGTCGTAGGTTGTCGATATCCCGCTGTCTGAGGCTGTGAATATTCCAAGAGGCTGGTCAACTCCAGTGCCGGTCATGAATGCGGTTTCCTCAACGATCGAGAATATATATGCAAGCCGATCTCTTACTAAAGCGTCTGCACCCTGTAAGGCTTGTCTCAAAAGTTTCTGAGATACCTTGATTCTCTTCGCCAACGGATGCGGGTGAAGTTCTCTCTTGCCGAAACTCATTGTTGAGTCTTCATTGCCTGTCAGGATCTCTGCTGTCCAAATCGGATCAGAAGGGTTGTTGTCAAGCGTCGGAACTCCAAGGCTTTCCGCGTTAGGAACTTGGAATTTCGTTGCCAAACCTCTGATTACAACGGCGTTATCGACCGCCATCAATAACTGATTAATGAACTGCTCAGGGGTCACGATAAATCCGCCATAAATGTCCTGATCGGCTGCAAGTGCCCTATACTCTTCAGGGCTAACACCTTTAAGCCCGCCACGAACAAATCCAGCGAAAGCATTGCCGTATTCCTCGGTTGCAAATTTACCTTTTTTCTCTGCGGGCTGTTCGGCGACCGGTTCTTTCTTGGCTACGGGATCCTCTTTAGATTCTTTCATCCTGCCCTCAATCTCCTGAAGCTTTTCTTCTCTATCTATCTCAGATGTTCTTTTGTCAACATCGGCCATTAGGGCTTCATATCTTGATGTCTCGTCCGCTGCAAGTTCCCTGCTTTCCTTTTCGGCCGTATCAAGCAACTCTCTGGCCTGTGTGATGAGGGAAAACCTATCCCTTTTCATTTTATTAATATCTGCCATATTCATCTTCCTTTCTTTGCATAAAAATACCGCCTCATGGCGGTTTGTTTAGAAGCTTTTTTCAATTAATTCCAATCGCTTGCGAAGAATCAACAGACGACCCGTCTTTTCATCTTCGTCTTTTCCGCCATTCGACCCGTCCGGCGGTGCAGGTATGTAACCTTTTAAGACTTCTATCGATGAATTTATTAAATCAAGGTCTCGCTTTGTGGGCGGGAATCCTTGCTTCACCCTGTACATTAAATCTGATAATGAATCATAATCGATTCCGGATTGTGAAAATATGTCTCTTACCTTTGCGTCAGTAGTCGGATAGGCCGGGAAGGTCACAACTGATACATCATAAAGCGGGTCAACCTCTTTTATTGTTCTTATGGGCGTCTCGTCCTTTTTTTCTTCCCACTCTTCGTCAGTCACCATAAAGGCAAATGACATTTGATTAAGATCGCCACGTTCCATGGGCGTCAAAACCATATCCCTTACTAATTGGGTATCCGGTGGAGATATCTCAACCGCAAGTCCTGTATCATCTTCGGACACTTTAAGGGTTCCGCTTGTACTTCGTCCTAGAATAAAATTGGAGTCATGATTAAATAGACCGCGAACGTCCGAGGTTTTAAGCGTTTTTTTAAATGCACCAGGAGCAATCTTTTCCTTGTACCACCATACATCGGTTAAAACATCAAATACGGCTGCGTGGCCGTATATAATCGGCTGGTTTGAATCACCGCGCTTTTCAATTTTGATTTCCGATAAATTAAAGATTCTTTTTTCCATTTGTTTATTCATTTACATTCATCTCCTTCCAAAGAAGGCCGACTTCCTCAATTTGAAGCTCGTTACCTTCTGAGATTGTTTTTAATGCTCTTTTGCAGTGCATTTTTGAGAAATTTCTGCATAAATCCTTTGCCTTTTGCTCGTTTTCAGGTGTAATATCGCCGTCTTTTGCCTCAAAATAGCTTAAAAATATGGGCAAAAGGTTCTTCTCAAGGAACTCGGGAGGCTCTTTGTAGTAGTCGCTAACCCAATTTTCAAAGCCTTCCTTTTTGACTTCCCTTTGAATATCAACGCTTTCACGCCTGAAAACTCTATTCAAAGCATCGGAAAACAGCCTTTCGTATGCTTTTTTGAGGCTTTTTTGACTGTTTGTATCAGTTTGCGATTTACTCCCGCCTCCTGGGTTCTCAACGAGATATTCAAGTGATTGCATATTTGATTCAACGATGTAGATGTCGCCTTCTTTGCCTGGTAATGGATTTCTGTTTTCTATCTCTGCCCAGTCATTGGCATTAATGATCCCACTTCTTCTTTGTATCTGAAGAGCTTCAGACCGGCTTTTTGCGTCGCCGCGGAGCAATCCATCAATGAGAAATTCACAAAAGTATAAACTTTGATGCTCTTCCGGTATTAAGTTAAGGTTTAAATATGACTCCCACCTAACAAGCCATGGTCTAAGAGTATAAACCACAAACTCAATAGCTTGCTCCTCTATGTTGTTATTGGTGCTTTTTGTGAGATCGCCAACCAAGTGAGGCTGAACCCCGAAAAACCTCGCTATTTCTGTTACCTGGAACTGCCTTGTTTCAAGGAACTGGCTGTCTTCAGGAGGAATGCCAATATTTTTGATTTCCATACCCTCTTCAAGCAGCATCAATCTATGGCTTTTCCCCAAACCTGCATATGCATCAACAAGATATTTTCTTAAATCCTCGATGCTTTTCTGATCTTCCATAACCGGCGCATCAACTGGTCTTGTTATCACTGCGCCAGGATGGGCACCGCTCCCAAAATACCTTGCTCCGAATTCCTCCGTTGCCATTGAAAGGCCTATTGCCTCACGCGCTAATGTTATGGGTGAATATCCCTTTATGCCGTCAAATCCCAGTCCCGGAATGTGCAAAACCCTATTTTTAGGCAGTTTATACTCAATTCCGTCAATTTGCGTGACATAGTAAAGTTCCTTTGTGACTTTGTCTCTTTCAGGTCTTGTTCTATCCGGCCTCAAAGGCCACAGGGCGATTGGGTATCCGTTTTCGCCATATTCTATCTCGCTATAGCAGTTACCCCAACCCAAAACATGTCCCATCATGGTTTCTCGCCATGTAAAGGCCGGCATTATCGGATTTGCCTGGGTATGTATAAGTTTATATAACGGATAATCCTGTGCCCGTTCCTTGCCGCGCGGATTCATTCGCTTATAAACGGGGCACGGAAGAGAAGCTAGCGTATCGCTTAAAAGCCTTATGCAGGCAAAAACCGCCGTGGAAGACAATGCGGTCGATTCATTTACCACCGCTCCGCTGTGGCTTTCCCTGCCGCCGAAAAAGTCCTTCAGCCATTTTTCAGGATTTGCCACGCCAGAACGTTTTTCTAGCATATTTGTCAAGATTCCCACATTACTTCACCTTCTTTCCTTTTGGCCATCCTAAATAAATCAGAAATAGGCCGGGCGCAATTAACGCCAATGGCACATAAACCATATAAAATCCTATTGAAGTCAGTATTAATCCTGCAATTATAAAGATATCGGAAATCCATTCTCTTATAAATTTCAATAAATCACCACCTTTTTAGAGCAATAAAAAAAGCCTGCCAATACCGGGGTTATCCGATATCAACAGGCTTCGAGAGCTCGACGTTGAATTTTATTCTATCAATATGCTGGTATATGTTTTACATTTACCGCATAATATTTTGATTTCAGTTGTGTTGTCTGGTATAAAACTTATTTCAGTACTCCTAATAACAAGCACGTTTCCGTTTTTAAGTTCCCCGAATAGTTTGGGTTTCCCTCCGTTGCCGTCCCTACAGTCGGGGTTTGCGCATCTTATTTCGTTCAACCTTACCACCTCACATTGTTATAACTCCACGGGTTTCATAAATTGATTTCTTCTTTGCTGTTGCAACCGTTCCCCTAACATGCGCATTCATTAAGGCCGCCGCAGGATCTATCCTATCAGATGACTTAGACTTATCAAGCATAATGTTTTCCTTATCGTCTTTTCGCGTAACCGCATTGCCCATCGCCCACGTTAAAACTGGATTATTATTGTGTATGATCTTCTTATCATACACTTTGTCTCTGAAATTCTTCGTGGGCATTCCAAGTGTCGGTATGCCCTGCGGAATGTCAATCGGTTTAAATCCTTTGTTTTCAAGTTCTTGCATTAACCATGTCGCCAAGTACCGGTCATAACAAGCCTCGCCTTTTACCCATTTATTTTTTTCAAATGTTTCAACCAGATAATTTAAAATCATATGGTAGCTTATGCTCGCGCCCGGCGTTGCCGTTATCCATCCTGCGTCTACCCATCTGTCATATGGAACCTTGTCTGTTTTCATTTTTACTGCCAATGTTTCTTTCGGAATAAATGAATGGCTTAACACCGCTATTCTATCATCCGGCAAAATAAATTCAAAGCTTGTACTTGCTAAGTCAATTGAAGAAGACAAATCAATTCCGGCAATACATTTCATTCCTGTTAAATCGGGAAATGGATTTAACTCTGTGGCTCCGCATAATTTCCATTTGTCCATTTGCATATAGCCCATAGGACGCTGATTGATCCATATGTTCAGAGTCTTCGTCAGGAAGTCTCTCATTTTCTCCGGCTTGTCTAAAGATTCCTGAAGATCAATTGCTATTGATTCCTTTCCAACCTCGGTATCACCAATAATCGGATTCGCCTTCAACCTTGCTGCATCGCTTCTTACGTCATCAATCAGCTTCCCATTTTCGTCTATTTCGGCTTCGCATATCATTACGAAATATCTGTCATTTTCAATTGGATTGTCAGGGTCAAGTATCTTTGATACATATTCGTATTCAACCGTATAGCATGGGTGGCTAAGGTCAAACCCGGCGGTAGTTATGATTGATAGTAAAGGCTGTGTTCTAGTTTTCATGCCCGAGACGCCTAGGTCGTAATATTCTGTTGTCTCATGCAGATGGTATTCATCAAGCACCATAAATTGAGGGTTAGAACCATCACCTGATTTTTTATCATCCTTTGACAATCGAGCAAAAAAGGATCCGCTTTTCTTATGGGTGATAACCACTTGCTGTAACTCCTGGTCGTGCTTGGTTATAAATCTATCTTTAAGTTCCGTAGAGTTTTTATATAGCCAGCTGGCTTCTCCCCATACATGGCGGGTCTGTTCCTTTTTTGTGGCCGCGACATAAGCTTCTGCCCTTGATTCCCCAAATGCGGATATTTCGTATAACGCTTGTATGGCCTTATCTTGTGATTTTGCATTTTTCCTGCCGACTTGTTCGTATGATCTTCGGAATCGTCTTAATTTTGTATCCCTATGAACCCATCCATATATATTACCATAAACAAATTTCTCATATAGGGTAGGTTCTTTTGTCTGTCCGGCCAATGGGCCTTTGCTATGTATAAAAAGTCTCATCCAATCAAAATATCTATCTGCGGGTTGGTATTTTCCTTTAGTCTCTTTGTCTATTAGCCAAGGATTAAAGACATACGGGAATTCATTGGTGTTTTCTTTTTTAAGATCTTCAAGGAATCTGTTGCAGGCCCATTTTTGTTTTTTGCAGGAAATAATTTTATTGGAAATAATTTTTTCGCAATATTTAATTAGTTCCTTCCTTGTTTTATCCACTCATCACCACCTGCTATCAAACATTACCAAATTTTTTCTCAAATTCACTTTTTTCACGTTTTGGCTCGGGCTTTATAAGATTTGCCCTGGATGATGGTGTCAGCCCAAACTCAATCAAAAATGACTTTGCGATCTGTAAATATTTTTGGGCTATTGATACCTGAGGCAATTGCTGCAAATAGCCGGACGGCGCTTTCACCATAAAGCCATTGCATTTTCCATCCTTGTCCTTGCTGTATTTTTCGAGAAATTCTTCTGCCTGTCTCCATCTTGCAACTGCTTGGCAATATCCGGCTAATGCTGTGCCATCTATATTTGTTAATAATCCAAGCTCTAGCAATTCTTTCGATATACTTTGCCACTCTTCCTGGGCATATTCATTGAGCCACGAAGGGCATTCTGGGGCCACTTCTTTTGGCTTTACTTCATTTTTATTTAAAGGTCTATGCCCTTTCATTCCTTCCAGCACTCTCAACTGCGTGGGTTTTGGTTTTCTCCCTGCCATAATATCACCTCAATTAAAAAAGAACCCCGAAGGATTCTTTTAGTTTATTAATCTTAACTTACATTGTGTTCATCTGATAAAACTTCATTGCCATACAGCTTTATGCTCGGTGCTGCTTTTCTTAGATCGTGTTTTATATAAATTGATTTTCCTGCCGGCCTCAGCAAATCAAGGCACCTTTGCAAAAACTTTGTCCAGTCAATTGTTTTGTCAATCCCCAGATAATTGTTTATTTTCCCGATCTTATAAGTATCAATGCTGTTATCCTGCAAGGTTCTTTTTATTAGCCTAATGCTTTCATCGGGTTCTATTACCGGTTCAAAGCTTGCAAAGGTTTTTATTCCGGTATCGTGTAGATATTTTAATACTTCAAGCCTTTCTTCCGGATCCGCCGCTCCCGCTTCCCACTCCTGGCTTTTGGCTTTATCGTAAAATGTTAATGTAGCGCCGATGTGAAAATGTTCTCCGAATTCCTTAAACAATTCGATATCTTTCAGACATCTCTTTCCGCCTTTTGTCAAAATAGCAGTCGGTACTTTGTTTTTAGAAAGTATTTTCAATACTTCTGTCGTTAACTCACCGTTGTCTAGTGATTCGCAGTATACGTCACCTATAAAAGATAACAGTACCTGTTCTATTGGCCTTTTCTTCGTTAATTCTTTTTCCAGATTTTCAGCCAAGTCTTTCCTCGGATCCGGCTTTTGGAAATATGCTTCTCTTGATTTTTGAAGGCAGCCAGGGGCGTAACAATACTTGCATTTATGTGTGCAGCTCAGGTAAAGATTTAGTGCTAACGGAGAGTATTCTCTGGCCTTGCCTTTTGGTTCGTAAATAACTGACATAATTAAATCTCCTTCTTCTTATTCAGAATTTAAGCATCTTCTGCTTATAATTAATGATACCACAAACCCGTTGAAATTTCAACACTTTTTTGAATTATTGTCAAAAAAAACGACCGCCTAAAATCGGTTTTAAGCCGTTTTATTTAATAAGTGGTATAAATATATGTTGCTTTCGGGAGAAACGATTTTATGGCTTCGCCCGCAATGCCCTGTTTGTAATGCTTTGCGGTTTTTTTTATATAAATATATTATTTTTCAGGCTTTGCTTGTTTTACTTTTTTTGTAAGCCCTACTATGTAGTAAACTCGGGGGCTCCAGGATTTGCCTTGATTAATTTTATTGTCCAGTAATATACGGAACGCCTTTCATTATGAAAATATACTGCCTTTTGTATTTCGCAGCCATATCTTCTTTCGAGGTCCTTCAGCATTGTTCCAAATATATCGACATAGAACCTGTTTAACCCGGGAATGTTCATACCGTTCGGTATTTGTTCTGTGCCAGAAACAAACTTCGTCACGGCACCATCAACCTTCTGATGCATTACCAATCCGTCTGTAATGTAAAAAGTATATTCGCCCGATGGAATTTTCTTAACGATAAGATAAAATTGTTTCCATGGAGAGCCATAGTCGTCTAGGTCAAAAGTATTATACTCGCTCAAGTCATGTTTGGTTATATAAATTGTATTGTCGCTTAGTTCACAAAGCTCGGTATCATGTATTTTGTTTTTATCTATTCCGTGATAATGAGAAACCTTATCTTTGTATGCTCTGTTGTACATCTCCCCGTTTCCGCAAAAGCAGTCCAAGACTCGCGCATCCTTTGGGAGGTACTTAACTCGCATGATAGCTTTTTCTTTTTCCATCGAATTGTCTGTTTTGCCCCATACTTTATTATGATTCATATTTTTACTATGCCTTTCTGCATGATGCAATTTACATAGACTCTCAAGGTTGTTTATATCCAATAATAAGTCCGGCCTATTTTTGACCTTTATTTTATGATGGACAATCTCGGCTAAGGTTTTTATCCCTAAACTTTCGCACATTTCGCAATTTGGTGTCAGCTGTCGTTTTTTTTTCGCGTATCTTATCCCATTCGGATACATATCCACGGGTCCTGCTATTGCCCCTTTTGGCATCTTCATTTTTATAGTTACGCGTCATAGCTTCGTTCTGCCTTTATACCAATATTTTCAAGACTGCATAATGTCTTTTCCAGCGCTTCTTTGTTTTCTTCCGATGTTCTTATTGTAGCCCAAATGGGTTTTATAATTATTTCGCTTGTATCGAGTTCTTGAAGAAGATCGTCAATATTTATAATAGAATTTTTAGTCATTAATTCCTCAATCTCTCCCGGATCAAATCCGGTCAAACCCATATCGATTTCTCCTGTGTCAAGGTCTTGAAGAAGGTCTTTTAATAATGGGATATTCCAAGAGCCCGATATTTTGTTGAGCGCTATATTTAAAGCTTTCTCCTTCGTTTTATCTATATCAATAACGATGCATTCGATTTCGGTATAGTTCAGATCTTTTAGCACGTTAAGTCTTTGGTGCCCGCCGATAATAGTAAGGTCTTTATTTATTATTATCGGATCCACATATCCAAATGTTTCAATGCTGAGTTTGATTTTTTGATATTCTTTGTCAGTGGGCTTTAAGTTTTTTCTTGGATTATATGCGGCTGGTAATAATTTATTTATATCTATTTTTTGTATATCCATGGCTACCCCCAATTTATTATTTTTTGAAATACCCCTCTTGCAATT